TTCTGATTTCAGATATTTTATCTTTAGGTGCTTCAATTAATTGGAATAGTTTGACTAAACTTTTACCTCGTTTATCACAAACCCAACAATGCCATTTATGTTCACCTTTATCACTTTCAGATAAGTTAACTTCTAATTTTGGTTTATGATGATGACAAAAAGGACAATGGTATGCGTAGTTACCTTTAGATGTTGATTTACCTACACCTAAAACAGAGTTTAATGTTGAAACTAAAGCTTGATTTACCATAAACTCAGTATAATAAATTAAGACTGGGAGGCCAAATCTTTTTTGAAATATCTACCTTGTATATTATCCACATATGAGTTTACATGTGGTTCTAAACAGTCTAGTTTGAATTGATATTTTGCCTCTAGATATGATAAGTGTTTGGATGTGTTTGCGAATTCAAGTATTTCTCTGTAGAATTTATCTTCACCTAATTTTTTAACATCCTCTAGTAATGGTTTACAACTACCCCAATATGTCTTCCAATCTGATTCAGCATAAGTAACTTCTTTAAGTTTCTTACGACCTGGTCCTGTTTGTTCAGCGATAGCTTTTTTACCTAGTTTTTTAGTTTTTTTATGTGATAAGAATTTTTTACCAATGTAGAATTGATTTGTTTCTTTATTAACAATCTTATAAACAAAACCAAAGCATCCTTCAGGAAAATCTTCTATTTTATCTATAACTTTATCTTCATATAACCAGTTACTCATAATTTTATCTATCTATATTAATTAATATTGATGTATCAGTAGTTCTACTTGTAGGTAGAGGTTGTGATAGTTTAGCTACTGCTAATAATTCTTGATTTTCATTATATAGTCCTACTGTTGTGACGTAAGGAGCAAAAGATGAGCCTGTTACAAAATCATACATTTGTCCACTTCTATTTAATGAGCTTGATGATAATAAAGGATTTGTAATATTACTACCTGAGATTAAACTTGGGTTTTGAGAATAATTAAATTCATTTTCTCTAATAGTACATTTATATTGTGTCTCATAGATTAATCTTGAACTTTGAAAACTTACATTTATATCATCTGTTTCTGGCCAGAAATTAAGTAATCCTTGATTTGTTATAACAACCATACCATGAGAATAAACAATTATACCTTCATAAGCATTATTAAAAGTATCATATATATTTCCGTTCCCATCATCTCTTAAAAATACATTTCCTAACTGGTTAGCTAAAACTACATAACTTACATCTGCTATGACAGTAGCAGTAGATGGATCAGCAGCGTCAAATTGAGGTAATAAAACAAGATTTGATCCAGAATACGCTAATTCTATAGCTTCTAGATATATAGAAGTAGGATTTGTAGGATTTAACGCTACACTACCTGAGGTAATAACTGTGTAACTTCCTCCTCCATTATCAATTGCTAATGATAAAGTAACATTACTAGCTGTTATCTCTGTCATATATCCTGAGGTAACATAACTACTAGAGACATAATATGAGCTTATTTGAGGAGCAAAAGAAGCAGATATGAAAACATCATATGGTTCTACATACTCATCTATTGGTATAAAAAGAGTTCCACCATTAAACCAATTTAATTCATTTTCATTTATATTCCAAGTAATAGGAATACTACCACTTCCATCTAATAATGGTTTATTATTAAAAGAATTTTTATCCCAAACTGAGTAATTTAGAGAAGCATCAACAGAACTAGCTGAGGGTAAGTATCTAAAATCTAATGCAAATGTAGATGGATTTATGTAATCTCCATACAATTGAGAAGGTATAGATAAAACTGCTACTTTATGGTTTGATTCAGTAGGGAATAAATGTCTAGATCCACTTTGTAATGTTGTTTGAAGATAATTATCAAATCGACTATAAACATTAGTATTAATATTATCTTCAACTATGTTGCCATTTAGATCTGTAACTATATAAGATCCGCTTATAGGATTAGATATATAGTTAGTATAATAAAGTTGTTTTACACTATTGTAAATATCTCTTTGATAATAAGAAGATGAATAACCATTTGACGCTGTTGTACCTGTTGTTGGTTCTGTTGCTATTTCAAAGGACCCAGTAATATTAGTACCTAAAAGTCTTTCAATAAAAACATTATCCTCATTTAAAGACGCACTCCCTACAAAAGAAAAACTTTTGTTAACAACAAATGGGACTACAATAACGTCCTGTGAAGTAAGAGATTTGAAAGCACCCATTCATTAAAAGTCTAATTTAACACGGATTAATGCTTCTTTTGTAAAGTCTTTTTTAAGTGGTTTTGATAATTTAGCTACACCTAATAACTCATTATTATCATTATACATTCCTACAGTTGTAATATATGTTTGTGGATTTTGTACAAATGCATCATATAAAATAGTACCTGTACTACCTGAAATGAAACTTGGGTTCACAGAATAATTGAATTCACCATTTCTAGCTCTAACAAACACAAAATCAGATGTTATTGTTTCTTGGCTGTTTAAAGCAAATGAACTAGTGATAGCTGAACCTGTGGTTATTCCTCTTGTATTACTTCCTGTAGAATATAAACGAGCAGGATTATTAACAGTAACATTAGATGTTTTTACAGTACCTAAAGATATACCGCCACTAACAAAAGGTAAATCTAAAGCTGCTGCATTTAAAATTATAGTTCCAATGTCTGGTAAGAATAAACCATATGAACCTGAGATTGTAGTACCTTTAGATACACCTCCTCCTGTAGACACACCATTAACAACTGCGTTACCATTACTACCTGATACTATTTGGAATACTCTTCCACAGTCAAGATATGATACTACAGAAACATCATTACTGTTATCTGTTAAAGTAATTTCTCTTGAAGCCGAATATAATGTTAAGTTTAAACTTCCAGGAAATAAAGATTGTTTATATCTTGCTCTTTCTATAGTAATAGCATAAAAATCAGATTGTGCTACTTCATTAAATGAGAAATTAACATTTTCATCTCCATAAACTAAATTACGGAACTGTCCGTAAACTGTTCTTGTTGGTGATAAACCATCTATTCCCGCGTTATATAATAATGAGCCGGAACCATATTGGTTACCATAAGCTATATTAAATTGTGTAGTAGCAGAAGAATCAGTTGATGCAGTCTGGTATATACTTAGATAATAATTTCCACTATTACCTGCTGCTTGAACAGAAGAAGTATACATTTGTGTTAATGTAGGAGTATTATCTGTCCATGCGGGTGCTGTAATTGAATCTGCACTTACAATAAAATCTTCAGGGTCTAATCTTTTAAAAGCCATTTTTATATATTATTAACAATTTGTATTTTTATTAATTCTAAAAGGTATTGTTACTCTAGCTCCACTATCTCTACCTATTACTGTTAATGTAGTTGAGATCTGATCTACTCCTGCAGGGAATAATAAATTAAGTGTAGTAGCGGTTAGATTAATTGTATTACCAATTACTGTTTTAGACACGTTTGTTCCAAGAGTAGTTGATGCATTTAAAGCTGTTGCTTGAGTAGTGTTAATACCTACACCGTTAAATGTATTTGTTAAACGAACATCTGAGATTGTAGCTACATATCCTGAGGATTCACGTGTTATAGTTCCACCTAAATAATTTAATGTTTGAGGATCAATAGAAAGTGAAGCACCTTGAGGTAGGTCAATTACTGGATAGCCTAAATCAATAATAGGTAATTTAGAAGTACCGCGTGGTAAAGTAGTAAGTAAGTATTTCATTACTTGAGTTTCATCAGGAAATGCTTCTAATAAAGGCATACCATCAATTGCTTGACCATAATATGCTGAACCTGATGGGTGTGTTGGATTATACATAGTATAATCAATTTCATCATCTGATAAAGCAAATTGAGTAATTCTAAATGAACCATCATTTTTAGCTAATAGTTCTCTACCTTTTCTTGTTAGAATAGCATCTACTGTTACTATACTATTATTTAAATATCCCATTTTCTTTTATTAATTTTATTATAAATATTATGATATTAATCCTTTTGAAGTAAGATTTTGAATTATATCGTTATAGTTGGTTTTTAATGTTTGTGAAACATACTATGGTTGAATGATACCTGTGAATGAATTCCCAGCTTGTATTTTATTAACATCTAATACTACATATGTTCCATCATTTATTATTCGATATAGTGCAAAATGATCGAGAAATGAACCTGTAGGGATTGGAGGTACTACAGTTAAGTATAATCTATCAGTAGCTTCTACTTTAGTTATATTAAAAACTTTATCTGGGTTATATTCAATTCTGATAAAATCTCCAGCTTGTGGTTGGAAAGCTAATGATATAGGATTAAAACCCCAATCTAACATAGCTTGAGATTGAGATTGATAAAGTGAAGGATCATAATAATTTATTAAATCAATAGATGATGTTAATACACTAACATTATTTCCTGTTAAATATGTACCTACAGTCCAGTATGGAGCTGAAGCTGTAAGTGAAGAAGCTGGATATTCATTTTGGGCTTTAAATGTTATACCTGATAGTAATATAGGTTCACCTGAGGTAGTTGATACTCCAGGAGTAGTAAATCCATCGTATGTTAATGTGATTACATCTCCAATATTAAAATTTTGGAATCCAGTGTTAAAATTAAAGGATTCAATATAACTTGGGATAACAAATGGATTATTTATTGATTTTGTGAATAATACATCTTGGTAAGCTATTATACTTCCATTCTTTTTTATTCTAACTGTCACAGTATAAGTAGAACCTATTGGAGCGTCATAATCAAAAAATCCTTTTATTTGTCCATTAGCTGTGAAATTAACCCTATTATAGTAGTCGTAAGTATTTGAGGGGAAAGTATATACTCCTGTTCCATTATTATAATTTGCACTAGCAAATGTTTCTAAATTACAAATAATAGTATATTCTGGAGCACTATGTGGAATAGGAGTATCTGTTGTAGTAATAGCTCTAAATCCATATTCTGAGGTGGAAATTACTGAGTATTGAGCAAAATCATCAAAGTATAGTACTGAGGATGTTTCATTAAATTTTGAACCTGTTTCACTCATTAAAATGGGTGAAATTCTTCCTACATGTGTTATAGGATGTAATCCTGTTAATGAATCATCATTTGGATTTGAAGATTGAGCGGGGTCACTTGAAATTAGTCTCACTAAAGCATTTTCTCCCAATTCATATGAATCTAATAAGTTGTATAAAGCTATAGTATCAGGTTCAGGATTAACTACATTACCTTGTTCATCAATTAAGTATTTAATAAAGTAAGCAGTTTGGCCTATAATTTCAGGACCTGTACCTCCTACTCCATCAAAATAAGCTATATATGTTTTATTTTGTTCTACATTAGGTGAAGAACCATATCCTCCATTTCTTGTTAATCGATTAAAGTCAGAAGAATTGCTTCTAACTCCATTATATCTAATATTAGACCAGGCTTGAGAACTATAATTTGAGTCTTGGACCTGTGCTTTATCTGCTGTTCCTGAAATTATTAAATCAAAATTAACAGGTGAAGTAAATGTAGAAGTATAATCTACATCCATAAATTGAGATGAGAATTGAGGAGATTCAGCATTACCAAATAATGCATTATAATCATTATAATCAAAATCTATAAATTCAGGGTCAAATATTACAAGTGAGGATGTAGCTGGGTTTATAAGAGAAGATTGAGAGATAATTAATTTAGTATCACTATATATAGGCTGACCTCCTCCTGTAGTATTCATAATTTTAACAGCAAATTGAAATTTTCCATTTTCAATAGCATCACTATTTAAAATAAATGAAGAAGAAAAAAGAGTAGTAGTTGAAATAGGATCAAAAACTTGATTTTCTATTTGAACATCATTGTTATAAACTATAAATTGAAATTGTTTTGTACCTCCTTGGGGATTTATAGAACATGATATTATAGCTGTTAATAAAGAATTTGGGGTTTGTAAAAAAACTAATTCTCCATCTGTGTTAAAACTTATAATATTTGAATCATATATTATTGATCCTAAATCAAAACTAGCTGAGTTTATTATAGATATTCCTTCATTTATTGGTACAGTGAATGTTGAAGGAGTTTGAGATCCAGTAAAACTATAATCTAATACACTATAATTTACAGACTCAGTAACTTGATTTCTAGTTTGTATTCCATAAACAAAATAATCACTTTGTTCTTGTGTAGTTATAATATTATATTGTATAGGACCTAAATCATTATAATTAATAATTAAATCAGTTAATTGTCCTAAATAATCAGATCTATCTAAACCACCAGAGTCATATCTATTAATTTTAAGATATTTAACTCCTTGATTATATATTTGTCCGTATTCTATTGGCATAATTTATTTTTATCTAATAACTCCTGTAAATGAACCTGGATTAGATACTTGTGTAGTACTTCCAGTATCATACCATAAATATATTTCTCCTTGATTTGGAGAAGTATTTAAATTTAAAAAATTATTTAAAGGTGTAATATTACTTTTATAAAAAACAATATCATAATTTATTTCTAGGGTTGATGGATATTTAAATACATTTGCTTCATTTAATTCTCCATTTGATGCTTCAATTATTGTTCCTGGTAATTCTCCATTATAAAATTCTCGTTGGTCTTCTCTTAATAGATAAGTTGAACCAGTAGGTCCTAATTCAAATTCATACCAAACTTGAGGAGAAAAAGGTGTTATATCATATACACCAAAAGAAGCTGTAAAGTCGGTCACCGCCCCTGAGCTACTGATTAACATATATATTTCATCTCCTGGGAATATCTCAGTGAAGGATGATGTTCTAAATAAATCATTATCTGCTGTAGTAAAGGATGAATATATATTACTATCTGTATTTTTTACAAATCTAGCTCTAATACCAGCTATATTAAAGTGAGAAGCACTTATATATGTTATTACAGAAGCATGAATATTAGAAATTAACTTACCAGTTTCAGGTACCCATTCAAAATATCTATCATCAAAAGATTGTATTGCTCCTATAAAAGGATTAGTTAAAGCAGTTGAATCAACTACACTTTCAACAAAAGAAGTAGATACATTTACATCATTAACTAATATATTAAACTCATTAAATGTTCCACCTGTACTTCCACTAAAGAAAGCAGTGTCAATTGAGCCACTATAAGTAATATCTTCCCAAGCCATTTGTGGTTGAGGATACTTATTTCTTTCTAATAAGTGTTGTTTTACAACTACACCTGATCTTAGATTTGTTCTTGCAGGAACAAAATCCTTAATCAGTTTAAATAGAGAATTGTCAAAGAACTTAATTAATCTAATATAATCAACTAGATCATAATTATCACTATATTTTTTAAAGTAATCAACTGCTAATGCATCTAAATCAGGATATGAGGTAGCAGATGTATTTATCTGTCTTGGGTCACCTATATATTCTCCTATATTAAAATATCCTAAAGAAGCAATAATATCATCATCAACTTCATTTGTTGGTGAAAATGCTACCTCTAATGCATTCACATCAGGTGTTTCACTTCCACTTGAAATATATTGTTGTTGTATGCTTATATACTGTGATAATGTATTACCAGATTGAGTATAAGCCAAGTTTATTGGAGGAAGACTTTGAGAAACAATTTGAATTTTATCTGTTACTCTATTTCTTAAACCAGCTATAGGTGAATTTAAGAATCTGGTTTCTATATTAGTACTAAACGAATAATCATTTACTAAGGAAAAATCACTATTAGAATTAAATGATTGGGTAGTAATCCAAGAACCTGATATTTTGGGGTGAATTGAAGTAGATCCAGTATATAATTCTCCTCCTAATGAACCTCTAAAAGCTAGATAATCTGCATAAGTATTTTCACCTACAGTATCTACAGAATTAGGATTCATTATAAAATCTTTAAATGAATTTACTCCTAATGGGCGAGTATAATATCTTATTTCTTGAAATGAACCTGTGAAATAACTATATAGTGTAGGTAAGATATTATTTCTATCACCAAAATATGAGCTATCAACTTCTCCATTACCCCAATTATTACCTGAGCTAGTTACAGAGGCTGAAGCTAGAAAACCTATTTGATTTCCATCATAACCATCATATTGTAATTTATTCCCAGCATATAAAGTAAAATTATTTGTATCATCCCAAGTAATCATTACTGACCACCAGTTATTATCATAAAATGGTAAGTATAAACTAGCAGATTCAGCTGGGTAATTAGAACTAGGAATAAAATCTAATTTAGCATATTGATAATAAGGATCAACACTTGAACCAGAATATGAAGCACTAGCATACGCTGAACCAGTATATGTTAATACTAATGATATAGACTCTCCTCCAGAATCATCTGCTTTCCATATACTTTGAGAATATGGAGGATTGTTTAGTAAATCTATATTTTTAAATCTAAATTGAACAGTTTCAGGTGCGGGTGGGATTCCTACACCTCCATTATAAGAAGAAGTAGGCCATTTTGAATTTAATGCCCATACTGTCTCAACATAACTTCCCTGCGGTATATCTAATTTATAATTATATTGTTGATCAAAATAATCATAAGTAGAAGTATCTTTATCTCTACCTCCAAACTCACTAATTTTTAAAATAGTATCAGGAATACCATAAACATTTATCAAGTTACGTAAACCAGCTACTGTACCTTTTTGTTTTAGTAATAAAGGTAAATTATGATATAAACGCTTATAAATTTCTTTATTAACATCATCTATAGGTTCAAATAAAGCCTCTTGAGATGCGGTGACATAATTAGTAATTAATTCTGTAGGATCACCTAAGTGATAAATAACATCATCTAAGAAATATCCTTCTTCTGGGTATTCAACAATATATGAACCAGTAACATAAACATTTCCATCTATACTTGAAGAAAAACTAGCTGATGGGACAATATTATATCCTGTGAATGCATTATATAAATCATTGGTACTAAAATTGTTTTGGTATATTTTTAAACCAAATGATCTTAAAGCATCAGCCACTAAATCTTTAGAGATACCAAATTCTAAACGGTTATCACCATTATATCTATTTGTTACATCTTTATAATAAAGCCAAATATTATCATAATGTTGACCAATCATATTAATAAAAGTAATATATGGTTGGTTTTGAGAATCATCTCTTAAATAATCAGGAATAGTATTAACTAAATAATCTTGATTATTTTGATCAAATAATGAGGCGCTGTCTATTAAATCATTATACCAAGTAACTACTGTAGTATCTCCACTATATAATAGATCATAAGGGGGTGTACTTGTTCCTTTAGGATATGTTGTTGAGCCAGATTCATAGTATAACCAATATTCATACCCATCAAAATTAGTAGTTATGTTATCTATTTTACTTTGTAATACAGCTACACTCTCAGATACTGATGATGAAGTTGTAAGTTGTAAAGTAGTAATATCAGCATTATATTGCTCTATTAATTGGATTTTATAATAGAAATTCTCAACTCTACTTTGGGCAGATGAGAAATGAATAAAATCTGCGAAATCAGAATAATCTACTCCTATACTAATACTTTTATCTTGTAAGTAAGATAATATCTGTTGTTGAGAAGAAGCTAATCCTGTAGTTAATAATTCTTCATAATTTATATAATTTGATGAATTATTGATTCTATCTTTTAAAGGTAAATCAAAGTTAGGACCTTTAATTGTAGGATTAACAATTAGTGGTACTATTACCTCAGGAGAAAATTGTACATTAAATGCTAAAGGATCAGCTACTTGAGTGACAATCCATAAAGTATCTTTTGTTCTAAATTGATTTGGTAATGCCTCATATAAATTAATTAAAATTTCATATTGGGCTTTAGTATTATCAATTAAGACATTATTAGCTATGATTAAACTGTTACTCCCAAAATTTAAATAAAAATCTTGAAAATATGATGTGTCATCTAATTTAGATTTAAAAGCATTATAAGATGCTTCTAGTTCTGAATTTGATAATATATTAGAGGCAATTTTAATCTCAGTTCTATCAGGTGATATCTCTTTGATATAAAATGCTCTGTTATCTGAATTAGAGTTTAATTCATTATTTAAAAAATTATAAATAACATTATATTCACCATTAGTAAATCCTCTTGATATTAAATTATCTTCTGGATTTATATCTATATTGTATACTAAAGAAGTATTAACAGGTGAATAATTATTAATTATTTTATAATCAAAAAAGTTTTGTTCTGTTACTTGATAAGAACCATTTGCTGATATAATAGTATATTCAACATAGTTATCAGAAGGATTAAATTGTGAAGATATTTCTTCTAAAGGAATTAGATTAATATCTTGATTAGAATAATTTTGAATCTCTAATGTTGCTGGGTTTATATTTGTTATTGTAACTGCCATATTATACTGTAGTCATAGATGATGAGATAGGTATTGTAGTTTGTAAACTCAATATTGTTTGATTAGCGTCTAATAAATTTTGTCTTAATCCTGTTATTTCATCTAATAATAATTGAACATCATCATTAATAGTTGTTCCACCAACATATTCTCCACTTGTTTTTACAATATAAGCATGTGAGTTTATATCTCCTTCTACAGGAATGTCATAAAATATAGTATTATAAAGACTAAAAAACTCCTCAACACTCATTGTATCTTCAATTGGTGGTGCGGGAGGTTGTACTTGTGAGAAAGAAGTATCAATTGTTTTCTCGTAAGCGTCTTTATCAAAAACTATTTTATTTAAAGGATAATTAGCCATTTACTATTTTAAAATAATAATCATTATCAAAAATTATTGTTGAACCATCTATTATAGTTTTAATTAAAATCTTATAATATCTTTCAGGTTCTAAACCATTCATATAAAGTGTAAAATAACTACTAGTTCCATCAGCACTTAATTGAGTGTATTGATTATCAAAATCTATAACAAATTCATTAGTATCTAAGTCTTTTACAGCATAATATGAAGCTGTAGGTAGATAATAATTAATAGTATATAGAGATGAAGTTTGAAATACTCTTGCTGGGTATGTAGGTCTACTATTTACTCTAAATTTGTTTACACTATCTAAATAAAAAGTACCGGGGTTTTCAGATATAGCTATTGTAGCTGTTTGAGTATTTAAAATAGTATTTGTAGAAGAACCTGTGTTAAAAATATAATCTCTCCATCTAAATTCTAATTGCGGAGGATAAATAGTGTGAGTATCATTTGAGAAAAATTTCATCTCAATTTGATAGTCTTCACTATCAATAAACTCAGTAACTTGTTTAGCTATAAATCCATTATTATCTATGGTGCCACTATACCATGCTTTAACCATGTTAGTCACATTCACATCTATATCTCCACTGTCTGTATAAGCAAATGATTGAGTTGAAAATATAGGTAAAACTGTAGCGTTAGCTGAGCCTGTATACCAAGTTCCTCCACCTAATTCTGTTCCATATGAAGCAGTAATATAAGATCCAAATCCACTAGTAGTCCAAGATGTACTACCTGAATAAGCACGGTATGTCCAACTAACTCCATTAGTATATTCAGGTGAGTATAAATATTTTCCTGTACCCATATCCCAAGGGGCAGATACAGGGTAAAATGCTAAAGTAGTAGTTATATTTAATCCTTCTAAATTAGCAACAAATCCTCTAAAATTAGCCTGCCAAGCAGAACCACTAATTTTATTATCAATGATATCATCTATTTCTGTATCTGAGAATTGAACTAAAAATCTACTAGCTTGAGGAGATGAAGATAAACTATTAACTACAGTAGAGGCTTCTAATATCTCATCTAATCCTGTATTTCTACTAGGATATAATGAGTATATAGAAGCATCTTTAGTTGGGAATATTTTATAAACTGCCATTTTTTATTATAAATATAAAAATTATAAAGGTACTACACGACCTACTATATCTGTATCAGGATATTTTACTTCAAATATCATTGGGTCTAATGAAGGATATACTACTCCATTTTGTGTTGCTCCTGATAAGTCATATGCATATTGAGAGTAACCTAAATTTGTTCCTACTTTATTAACAATGTTTACTCCTTTCACAGTTTGAACACCATCAACTTTATCTAAAAGAATATATAAATCTCTTAGCATGATAGGTTCATTTATTTGCCATTTATTAATAGCAAAATAATCTTTTAAAGAAGTAATACATCTAAATATCACTTCATTGTTATTATAATTAGGAAGTACAATTAAATCAAATTCTACTCCAATATTAATTACAAATGCATTTTTTATTTTAATTGAATCATTTATAACTCTATATTGTGATAAGTATGTACTTAAGTTTGTTTTAAGCGCGTTTGAAGCGGTTTTAAGCTTCTTATTATTATCAAACGCCAAGACATATAAATCTAATACTGAAGGCGTTTGACCTGGCAGTATGTTAGCTATTTTTTCTGGTTCAATATATGCTTTAGCTATTGTTCCATATTCTGGAGGTAAACTTAAAGCTCTAACTAAATAGTCATCCTGTGTTACACTTCTTTGCTGAGTCGCAAATGTTGATAAAGCATTAAATCTTATTTCATCATTTGTATCTCCATCTTGACCTCCTGATGCTGCTATTAAGTTATTAACGGCAACTGAGTTAAATACAGTTTGAGCTAATACTGGGTCTAAATTATTATTTTGGAATTTAATATTTTGAGTAGTAGCTATTCCTGTTAATGAATTAGCAGAAACATTTGATTGAACTCCTCCTCCAGTCAAATATCTTACAGTTAGTGTGGTATTTGAAGGTGAGATACCATATGTGTCTGTATATAAAAAGTTAGCAGGGGCAACTGCTGTTGTTAATAATGATCTTTTATAAGGTAAACCTAAACCTACATTATCTGTATTAGGTAAAATTTCTTCATCATTATTTTGAGTATTAGTACCTGCTCCAAATTGTAATTGTAAAGTTGTAGGTGTAGTAAATCTAGATACAAATCTACGAGGTACTTTTCTTAATTGTAGTAGATATGGAACTTGTCCTTGATCTGTATAAGTGTTAGGATCATTTGGGTTACTATTTTTAATAGTATCATATATCATTTCTTGGGCTAGATAAGGAACTTCATACCAAATATTCCCATCACTATCTGTTATATCTAATACTTGAATAATATTAGAATCATTTATTTCAATAGTTTGAAAACGTTCTGGGGCTCCAAAAGTAAATTGTCTACTCTGGATATTAGCTGATATTGCTTTACGAGTTTTTTTTAATAAATAAAATTCAGGTGTATCTCCATTTATACTATATATAGTTACTTGGGTTGGATCTGCTGAACTAGAGAAAGCAAAATCAATAGGATCTTGTACTAAGAAATTAGAAGAACCTACTGTGTTTGCTGTTACACTTGTATTTTCAGTTATTTGTAAAGCATAACTATAATCAGGAGAATATGTTGAACCAACTAATAGAGAGGGTACTTGTTGATAAAAATCTATATCTACTGTAGACGCCCCTGTAACTTTAGGTCTATAACCTAACATATACGCTAAGGTATATAAATTATTTTGTTGGCGAGTAAATTGAATAAAGTTCTCTTGAATTTGATTATCAAGATAAAAAGACATTACATCTCCCACATACACTGACATTTCCATAAACATCATGCCTGGTGATGCTGGGGTGAAATCATTATAAGTAGTTGGGAAGTATGTTTTAGTGAATTCTATAAGAGCGGATCTTAGCTCACCAAAATCTTTATTTATATATTTTATGTCTCTATTTTCAGTTGCCATTATAAAGTAATTTGTATAGTCTCAGTTGCGTTGTTTAAAACAGAATAAACCATAACTAAATGTATAGCATTCTGTTCATATATTGGAGAAAGTGTCAATTGATCAATTCTAACTGATGGAAAGTATTTTTTAATATCATTAGTTAGTTTCATTTCTAAGGCACTTAAAGTATTTGGGGTTACTTGTTCAAATAATTGTGCTCTTAAATTAGCTCCAAATGTTGGATTTAATACTCGTTCTCCAGTGTTAGTTAAAATATAATTTATTATATTTGATTTTATTTGATCTAATGTAGTAAATGTTTGAGTAAATACTGAAGGACTAGAAAATGGAATAGCCACACCAACAGCTACACGTTGGTTTATATCTAAAGGATGTTGGTTGGGTATTCTTATTGCCATTATTTATTCATTAAATTCATTATTTGATCTAAATTTACTTCACCTGAAGGTAAAGAAGAGCCATCACCCATAGTATTAACTGGAGGTGGAGTGTAAGAAGGTTGAGCGTGAGAAGAATTAGCAGTTATTGTTGTTTCAAAGTCTCCACCTATCATATTTCTTAGGTTACGTTTAACATCAACGGGAATTGGTGTTTTAGTATGTTGAATGTTTTCAGAGACAATTGTTTTAGGAGAACGAACTGCTTCTAAGAGTATTTCTTTCATTTCTTCTTGAAATACTTCACGTACTGCTTCTTTAATTAATTTTTTTAGAATATCTGATTTCATATTAATAAATATTTGATTATTCAGCTGTTAAATTAGGATTTGAATCAATTATGAATTTTAGTTGATCTATTAGTACTTGTGGGTTTGAAGCAAATGAAGAATCTGTTTTTAATACAGGAACTCCTTGTTTACTTAAAGCTTGAGCATATCTTCTTGGATATTTACTTTGATTAATCTCATCTAATTGTAATTCTAATTTAAAGCCTTTATATGTTAAATTATTTTGAGTTTGAGCTATTAATTGAGATTGATTATTAAGTAAATTAATCTCATTGTTTATTTCAGTGAATGGTATATCTTGATCTTGGGCGCATTGTTGTATTAATACATCTAAAATATTTAATAAATTTAATGATGAACCTAATAATGAACCAAAAGAAGCTGCTGTTATATTTAATTCATTTATAACTACTTTTCCTGTATTTAATCTTGTTTGTAGTAAATCCACAGCCGCTCCAATAGTTTCTGTAGCACCTGTTGTTACTGGGGGTAATCCTAAAATTGGGATACCTGTAGCAGGATATGGGATTGCTTTAATAACATTTATTCCAGTTTGTACTGCTGTTATAATACTATTAGTACTATCTGAAGTTTTATTAATAGTTTTTACAGTTTGGTACATGTTATTAATCTGAGTAGCAGTACTATTTCTTTTATTAATTAAAGAAGATATAGTTGTTTGACTTGGACATACTACATACTCTTTAAGTTCTTTTATTATAGGTTCAGTTACTTGAGGGTCTGCTCCTGGTTTAAGTAATTCAGGATTACTAACAATAAATTGAACTGCTGTTGAACCAAAAGGTATTAATTGTTTTATAATAAAAGGTATTAATCTAGACTGTACTTCTTCTTTTTTATTATTAAAAATATTAGTTAATTTAGCTTCAATTGGTAAAGTAGAAGATAATGTTTTTTTTATTATATCTAACTTTTGGTTATTAAGAGTTTGATTAACTTGGGAAGTAGCAATATTTGTAACATCTGGAGCCTCAGGTAGAGTTATTCTAGATATTTGAAAGGTTAAATTATTATTAGGATTTATTATATCTGCCATTATGTTTAGTTGTTACATATTTTAAATTCAAAAACAGATTGTTCCACTATATTTCCTGCTGAGGCATTTAAAATAAAAGATTCATTATTTCCAATATTGTCTAATTTTATGACAGTATTTTCTCTTTTAATTAGAATAATATACATATTATTTGTATCAAAATTTTCTAAATCAAAG